CCACGCAGGAACTCGGCATAGTCCGAACCAGCGCTGGGCGGCTCGGCGAACGTGATCTTGCGGCCGGGTGGCAGCTCCTGCATCGTGCCCGGCTCAAGACCACCGATCGCGGTGCCGTCGGCATCCTCACCGGTGATCAGATCCCCGACGGCATCCCCGTCTTCGCCATCCGCATTGGCATCGGTGGTGATGAAGCCGGCGAACAAGTTGGCCAATGCCTGCCGTTCCAGCACCGCATCATCGAGGCGGTCCAGGTTGAACATGCGCAGCAGCGCCGGCGCCGAGCTCGGCACGCCACGCATTGCACCTGCCCGGTTCGGCCGGTACAGGTGCAGCACCTGCTCCGCCGGTACGCGAACCAGCTCGTTACCGTTAACGGTCAGCTGCATGTCTCCGGGGTGTTCCCGGTACATCCAGTACGCCACGCGTCGGCCGATGCTATCGACTTCGATGCCCTGCCGGATCACGTTGCCGTTGCTGGCGACGCCGTTGTAGTACTGCGGGCATTGCTCCGATTCGATCAGCTGCACCTGCAGCGGCACCGGCAAGCCGTCTTCGGGTCGCCGGTAGCGGATGCGGGCAAACACCTCGCCAGCCTCCTTCCACTCCCGCCAGGCCAGCGCCTGCAGCCCGCCCCAGCCGAGCACGCCGTCGGCATCGGCGTACTTGCCCCAGCGCTCCCACAGTTTGGTGAGCTTCTTCTTGTGCTCCTTCGTGCCCCATATCGGTTTCGCCTGGATGCCGGTGGCGATGCCGTTGGACACGCTCTTGTTGAGTGCACTGACCATCCACGGGTCATTGCGGGCAAGGTGCCGCGCCCTGGCGAGCAGCGTGGGCAGGCCCAGCAATGCAGCATTGGGCCCCAGCGAGGATGGCCGGAAGGTGCGGAGGCGGCGGCCGTTGCCGGCGGCGCGGTAGCTGCTCTCGGCGGTATCAGACATTGCCGGTCCCCGATTGGTAGAGGCGCACGATGCGTCGACGCCGTGGTGCCCCTGCGGCCTGGCTAAGCTCATCGCGCATCTGCTTCAGCAGGCGACGCATCTCAACTAGGCTCTGGTAGGTCACGGTGCGGTCGGCATATCGGACGCTCAGCACACCGGCCGCGATCGCGGCCTCCAGTTGCTCGACTTGCTTGTTGGTGAATGCCATTTCAGCGTCCCAGATACTTGCTTCGGATGACGCGGCGGGTGCGAGTGCGCGGCATTGGCGCCAGCGCGACGTCATCTGCCCTCACGTCTGGGTTGTCGTCCCACGGCGCGGCCCATGGCGGCGGCGCGGTCCAGTTGATGGCCGGAACCTTCAGCCACAGCGCCATGCCCTCGGCATAGCCGCACAGGTCGAACGCCTCATTTCGTCGCTTCGCCAGGTTCTCCCAGCCCTTTGCCGTCCTCGACTCGGCCGTCAGCTCGGCGTAGAACGCTTCCGGCAGCCAGTCGGGGAAGTGGTAGTAGCCCGGGCCGGGCTCTGCCCGCTTCACGTTGGCGTCTACGGTGTCCTTGAGCCTGTCCACGTTGAGCAGCAGCTGTGGCACATCGCCCTTCGACCCTGATTTGCGGTCCCGGCGCTTACTGCTGTCGGGGAAGGTCTCTCGGAACAGCCCGCCTTCGCGGCGCGCATCACCCTTGATCAACCTGACCCGGGCGTGCAGCTTCCGGGCCTTGAGCGAACGCCAGAACTCCAGCGCCCGCACCGATGTGCCCGATTTGCCACCCCAGTCGACGCCCACCGCGTGGACCGGCATGCTGCGGCCGGTGCCATCGTCCAGCGGGTAACGGCGGCTGATGACCTTCTCGACCAGCCGCTCCCAGTCTTCCAGGTACTTAGGCGGATCCAGCGGCAGGAAGCCGCCCGAGCCGTCCTCGCGCTTGGACGTGCGCAGGGTGAAGGAATCCACCACCCAGCGCTCCAGCTGCCCGGATTCGCCGATGCCGAAGCCCAGCACCAGCACGACGAATCGGTTGGCCTGGACGTCGACCTCTCCCAACAGGAAGCGCACCCCAGCGGGCACAGCGCCAGCCGCCCAGACCTCGGCGCGCTCCTGCATCTCGTTCGGATCACTGGCGGACCGCGCTGCCATCGGGACGTAGTTGATCGCCCCGTCCACGTTGTGCGTTGTCTTCAGCGGGCGCTCTTCACCCGTGGTGGCGAAGGTACGCAGCGCCTGGAGGTAGCGCTCTATCAGCGATTCCCAGGACTGGTACGACGCGGCGACACCGCCGAGCCAGTAGCTGGCGATGCGCGCCTCCGGCCGGTCACCGGTGACCGTTCCGTCGGCGTGCACGACCTGGCCCTCCGCAGCCCACACACCGCTGCGGTTCATCCCATCCTTCCACCGGTGCTGCAGGCCGACGCCGCAGTGCGGACAGTGCAACAGCGAGTAGTGCCGCGCCATCTTCTGCACGTCATCCAGCACGACCCGCTCCAGCAGTTCCTCCATCGGTGGCAAGGCGAATCCGTCATAGCCTGGCGCTGCCTGAAACCGCTCTCCGCACTCAGGGCAGGGCCAGTACCAGCGCCGCCGGTCACCGCGCGCATACAGCGCGGCGATGCCGGCGGCCGGTGGGCCTTGATGCGGGTGCAGTGGCTTCCAGGCGCCGTCGGCGTAGTCCGTTGCCGGGCTCGACTCGGCCACCACCATGCCGGCCGACATGTAGGTCTGCGTGCGTTTCAGGCCCAGGCCGAAGCACTCATCGATCGTCAGGTCGCCGGTGTAGTTATCCACGTCCGTCATCAGGACGTCGTGGATGTCCTTGCCCGACAGGACCGACACCGAGGGCCAGCCCATGCGCAGCGACATTCCCGACCGAAAGAACTTCAGCAGGATGTTGTCGTCGTGGGCGCGCGGGCTCAGCCGCGAGCGTAGTTCCGGACTGGCGGCGATGCTGCGGGCGATACGGGTCTTGCTGTAGTCCTCGGCCGCATCCTTGGACATCTGCACAACCATGGCGTCGGCCGGGTTGCAGGTGATCAGGTAGGCAAGGCGCGCATCGATCAGCGAGATGGTCTTGCCCGAACGTGCCGGCCCTATGAACACCACTGCTTCGTAATGCCGGCTGCCGGTCGTATCCAGCGGCTCGACCATGTAGGGCGTGGTGTCCGGATCCCAGGAACCGGCGGCGCCGGCGGCATTGGCCACCTGCAGCACCCGTGCACCTTCGCTCACCCTGATCCGGCGCGGCGGCCGGATCATCTCGGCAACGCCTTGGCGCACGCTACGCGCTGTCGCGTACGTCGTCATCGGTGATGCCCTCGTACATGGATTGGCGGACGCGATCGCACTCGTCCTGGACCTTGACTACCTGCTCTGGTGTGAGCCCGGCCTTTCGCTCGAGAACATCAGGGAGCGTGTCGAAGAACTGCACGACCTTCTTCACCAGCTCGGCGTAGTCGGCCTCGACCTCTGCGGCCGGGACCAACTGCCCGATGGTCGATTCGACCTTCAGGCGCTCGTTCTCCGACTGGTAGAAGGCGCGCCGCTCCATCGGCGGCAGGTCGCGTGGATCCACCACACCTTCAGCGCCGAAGGCCGCAGCGCCAGGATTCACCAGCGCGGAGGCAGCATCGGCCAGGCGATAGACGTCGTGCCCAGCCCGCTTGGTCAGCGGGGGAACGCCGGCCTCCTTCAGGCGCTTGCTGGCAGTGCGGCGATCCATTCCGAACTCATCAGCCAGCCGGGCCACGGACCAGCCTTTGGTGAATTCGTGGATGTCAGCCATGTCCTACCCGATGCACAGCCTATTCAGGCGTGAAAATGCGGTTTCTCCCGAGAAAATCCGCCAAAAGAGAGGCCTGTGGTGGAGCACCCTAGAGGCCGAAATACTGTCTTTTACCGGGGTCCGAATTCCCCCCGGTGGCTGTGGATAACCACGGGGGCCCCGCCCTGTTCAGTTTTCTGTGGATATCTTGTGGATATCGACCATTTCCGTTCAGTTTCATCTTCACAGCGACCGTCGTGAAACTATTTCGTGAAACATAGGTACTGAACAGGGGCAAAGGCAGTGTCAAGCCGCCAGGCGTGGCACAGTCACTCATGGGCCCTTGTCGGGCACGGGCTTGCCCTGCACCTGCTCAACGGCATCGAACTGTGCCTCGTAGCGTTCCAGGCATCGCTTGCGGCCGTTGCTCACGTCGAACACGGCTGAAGGCCTGTCATCGCGCACCCAGCTGCAGCGTTTGGTCAGCGCAGCGTCGATGGGGACATAGGTAGCTACCGGCACCTGCAAGACGGCCGGTGCCGGAGGGTTTTGTTTGGGCACCGCCGATTGGCAGGCGGTCAAGAGAGCGGATGCGGCGATCACGATGAGTCGCATGTCAGTACCCCTTCAGAGCCGGGCAGGCCGAATCGAGCAGCTCGAGCGCGGCCTTGCAGGTGTCAGGCCGCTGCTGGTATCGCTCGCGCCACGTGGTGGCGTCTTTCTCGGCCGCCTCAATCTTGCCGGCCAAACCGTTCAGCGCGGCGGCGCTCTCGGCCTTCATGACTTCCAGCTTCTGCGCCTCAGCCCGGAGCGTCTCCGCCACCTCGGCCAGACGGGCATCGCGCTGATCCACATCCGACTGCAGACGAGCGGCATCGGCCTTCCAGTCCTCGCGTACCTTGACCACCTGTGCGCTCAGGTCCTGGATCCGCTGTTCCTTCTCATACGCGGAAAGACCGGCGACCATGAAGCCAAAGGCCAGCACCGCGCAGATCACCTTGATCTTGCTGCCAGGCTTACGCAGCCATTCCACCGCATCGGCGACAGCGCCGACGATGAGGCCCCACAGAGATGTGGCCAACCGAATCAATACGCTCATGGCTTCTCGCCTCCGATGTTGCCGGTGATACGCTCGACCACCTTCAGGTAGCCCGGCAGCATTCGGCGGATGACTACGCCAGACAGCCCTGCCAGCGGCAACTGCGGCGCACCGGCCAGCGACGGGAACCAGGTCGCCGCCACGGCAATGAGCCAGGCGGCCACGATGGCGTAGGAGATGACGGCGAGACCCAGCGCCAGCAGGCGCGTAGCCGTTTGGAACCAACGGTGTCCCCGGGTACGGCTGGCGTCAGCGGCCACCCGATCAGCGTCCTTCTCCGGCAGCAGAAGTACACCGATCAGCGCGCCAGCGATCGCCACAAGCAGCACGGACTGGGGTACGCCCAGGATCATCCGTTCGGCAGCGCGCAGCGCATCAGCCGTCGCCGGTGCCACCACAGCGGCGGTGAAGGTGGCGACGATTGTCTTGAAGGTGCTCACGGGCTCGCTCACTGGATCCCCTGCACGTAAACAGTCTTGCCGGAGCGCTTGACCGCCGTGAGCTGCTGCCGGCGGTGCCGCGGCCCGTAGGAAACGTGCACCCAGCTGCCGAACTCCTCGATCACCTGGTCAAATGGCAGTCCCAGCGCAACGATCTTCTTAGCCACTTCCACCGAGGTCATACCCGGCACGTGAATGTCAGCGGCCTGCCCCAGCCGGTGCTGGCTCGTGGCCGTGCCGCCGACCGCTCGGTTCACTGCTTCGGAACGAAACGCCGAGTTGACGCGCACAGGCTTGCCGAGCGCATCGCGGAGCGGCTGCAGGATCATCTCTGCCAACGAACGGAGGCTGGCGACCTCCGCTTCGTTCGGGACGTTCGGCATCTTCCGGTCGGTGACCGTCAGCTCGGCCAGGCTGAAGTTGGCAGTGAGTTGCATGGTGACCCCAACGGTAATGAAGCTGAAAGGAGCCCGCCTCGCTGCCGGCTAGGCGCGATCGTTGATCCGGTCTGGAGGCGGGCGAAAGACATGCCGGGCGGCAGCCCGGTTAGGTGGTGTAGATCAACTCAGTGCGTGCCACGCCAGCACCACCGCCTACCGTGTACCGAATGGGGACGCTGATGCGGCTGAATCGGTCGAACAGCCCGCGCATCGCCGGGTGGTCGTTGATGGTCAGGATCGCCGTACCCTTCAACTTGCTCATCACCGCAGCGAGCTGCTCGTACTCTTCCAGCGGGAAATCTTGGCCGTAGCCAGTGGTCTGCCAGTACGGAGGGTCGAGGAAGAACAGCGTCTCGGGCCGATCGTACTTCTCAATGCATCGCTGCCAGGGCAACTGGTCGATCACCACGCCATGCAACCGCATGTGGGCATCGCTTAGATCCTGTTCCAACCGGAGCAGATTGATACGCTTCGCCCCAGTCGGGCCCACCCCGAGTGTCTGGCCTTCCACCTTCCCGCCAAAGCTGAGCTTCTGCAGGTAGTAGAACCGGGCAGCACGCTGGATGTCGGTCAGGCTGTCGACGTGCTGCAGCTGTGCCCATCGATACATCTCACGACTGGTCAGGGACCAACGGAAGTGCCGAACGAACTCGTCCAGGTGGTGCGCCACGACGCGGTACAGCCGTACCAGTTCGCCATGGGTGTCGTTGAGCACCTCGATCTTCGCCGGCGAACGTTCGAACAGCATTGCAGCGCTGCCGGCGAAGGCTTCAACGTAGCAGGAGTGTGACCGCTCGTTGATCAACGGAAGCAGGTGTTTCACCAGGCGCGTTTTACCGCCCGGCCAAGGAAAAATGGTCTTCGTCTTCATGTCTCAGCTATTGCGACATTCGTTAAGCAAACT